CGGGGTAGTAGAACCCGTGGTTGATGAAGCTGTGCTTAACTTCAGACACTGTAATTGCGGGCTTGGTTACTTTCTTGATAATCCAAGCAGGAATTGCATCTACGTGCAAAATCCATCTATATTTTCTTTTTGGCTCAACGCTTGCTTCGTTCCAGAAACTCATTTTTTTTTAATCCTCCTAAAGTCTTATTCTCAAGACTCTATTAATCATTATTAAATAGTGGCCAGTAGATGTTTTTACCTACCGGCCACTCATTTTTAGTCTTCGAATGCTGCTCCACTATCGGTGATAACGAAGTCGATTGCGATAAATTCAATTGCCTTAGCTGGCTTCAAGAAGATCTTAGCGTACATAATGTTTCTATCGATAAGATCTGGGGTTGTGGTGGTAGAGTCCAAGACAACCTTGAAGTCCATCAATCCAAGTCTACCCTTAACGCTTCCCAAGAATGGGTTAACCTTGGACAAGAACTTGTTCCATGTGGAAGTGACGTTCTGGTCGAAGAGCAGGGTAGCAGCCATCTTCGCGATTTCGCGCTTGACGTAAATCATGAGACGACGCACATTGATTCGGTCTAGAGCAGATGGGGTTACCTGAAGTGTCTTCTGTCCGAAGATTACGATACCCTCGTTGGGGAATGAAGCAACAGGGTTAATGTTGGCTTCGTAGAGCTTGTCACGCTCCTTAGAGGTCAAGCGGTAACTGACCTGAGATACGGGTACGCCGCCTCTTCCTTCGGTAAGGCCGCCGCGAGTAAAGCCTGCGGGAGCGAACCAAAGTTCTTGTGACTTCTGACCGTAGGACATAGCGCCTAGAGCAACAATGGAAGGTGGTGCCCAGACAGATTGTCCAGTCATGGTGTCGCGAATTTGAACCCATGGGAAGTAGCATGCACCGTAGCTTGAATTAAGTCCACGGTTTTGCATAGCTGTAATTGCTTGGTCAACATTAGCGCCACGGGCTGAAGCCTTTGCAGTGCTTTCAGAGCGTGGAGTGTAGGCGTTGCCGATATCGACGATAGCCATGGCATCTCCGCGTCCCTCACAGACTCTAATCATGTGGTTGGTAAGACCTTCGTGACGAACGCCGGGAGCGCACATCAAGTCGAACTGAACCTCTTCTGGGTCTGCCACAGTGTCAATAGCTCTCTTGAGAGAGTAGTAGGCGTAGTTGGTTGTATCCGTACCGTCCTCCAAGACACCTTCGTTGAAGGGCTCAGACTCAGTAATATCAACACCGTTGGAGCCTCCAACTAATGGCATTGTGAATGAATCGTATCCTGCGTCAAGTACTTCCTTGTACGAAGCACTCACTGCGGTTAGTGAAGTACCGGCCATGCGGGAACCTGAGAGGTAGATACCTACATCCTGTGGACCTGAGCCAGAAACATCGTCAAGGGAGAAGTACCAAGACACAGTTTTAGTGGCGGTACCACCATTGACGGAGATAAGGTAATCTTCGTATGACTCTTCCTTCTGAACAGTAGAGCCAGAGCGAAGTGTATCAATTCCGAAGTAAACATCTTTAACTGAAGATAGGTTCGCATCTCTAGAGTCCAGTCTAAGTGGAAGCTCAGGGTAGCGAATCATCGCTGTGAAACCACTAGTAGGCGAAGCCAAATCTCCGTAACTAGCAGATGGTGCGTAGAGGTGCTTTGCGTTGAGCGCTTGGGTTAGAGCACCACCTTCGCCGTCTACAGCGTAGTTGATTGCGCCTCCGTGTACACTTCCCATGAGGGAGGTAGAGACAGCAGAAAGGTCTGTTGCGCTGGATTCGGACTCGTCGGAACCGGTTCCAGAACTGGCGACAATCTCCAAATCATTGTATCGGTCTGGACCAACGAATCCGAATGGAAGGTAGAGCGGATCTGCTGTACCCTTCTCAACTGCGCTGGAAACTTCTACACGAACAAACTTAGAAGCATTGGGGTGGTCGCCGTATGTACGGTAACGACGCTCGTTGTCGTCCCATACAAGGTACTGAGTACCAATCTTGCGACCAATGTAGCCAGATGAGTACGGGTTGAGGCTACAACCTGAGAATCTTTCTACGATTCTAATTGTGCCGTCTGTGTCATCGGCGCGGCGAATAACCACGTCGAAAGATCCGTACTTGTCATAGTCATTTGTGGAAGCCTTAATGTTCTGAATAGAGATCTTGAGGTTCTGCTGCTCCCAGTCTCCAAAGTTTAACGTATGGAGTCTGAACAACTTGGCCATGCTCTGAGGCTGGTATGAAGCTGCTGAACCCAAGTCCTGTGAGAATACCCAGCCAGAGGAAGCCTCGGTTGCTGCGGTTCTTCTAGAGGAAGGAGAAGCGGTGCCGGCCTTGAGTGGCGCGGTGAAGGCATATACCTTTCCGGCAGCAGAAGAAACGGCGTGAATGAGGTCTGCAACCGAACGGTCGTAGGTCTCTCCAAGCCAGTACTTCTCTAATCCATCGGAATCAGTAATTCTTGAGTTGGTAAGCATTGGGTTTGTGTTGAATACGTTTCTGATGTATCTTGGGGAACTTCTATCAAAGTTGAAAACAGTCTCTTCGTGTACTGTTGTCCAGTCTGAGCCCGTAACGACTAGCGCCTTGAACTCGGAATTCGCTGCACTAGACTGAATTAGTGCGTTAGAGCCACTGACTTGCTGAGTGGAACCACCGGCCATTGTACCAGAAAGCACGACTGCACCCTCGTTGAGGTACCAAACGGCTGCGAGAGTTCCTGTTGGGGCTGATGCTGCGTGGTCGCCTGCTCCAGAGGGGAACAAGAAGAGACCATATGCACCTTGGTCGTGAGACTCTTGCTCTGTGGCCCAGCCTGCTGCGCCAGCAGTGGTGGCGTCTGAGTGCTGTAGACCCGCGAGTCTAACGAAAGTCATAGCATTTGTGTTTCTAAGCCATGCTTGTGCTGCGTAGGCGGCGTATGTTGGGCCTACATAGTTTCCCTGTCTCCATACGTCATCGCCCTGTTGACCACCGATTGGTGCTCCGAAAACTTCAATAAAATCTGAGAAGCTATTGATACGAACTGGGCGCATTGTGGGGCCTCGCTCGCTTCGACCAATAATAACTGGTCCGATTGGATCGCTAGGCTTTGGTCTTTGAGAGTTATCAATCTCGTTGATAAACACACCGGGCGAAACGAATTTAAACTTTGTAACTGACATTCTATGTATTCTCCTAATGATTCGTAATTTGAATAAACGTCTTATTCTATTTGCTGAAGTTTGTTGTGCTGCATCTCTCGATGAGAAATTACACGGTACACTTCCTGCTTACGTCATTATTAAATAGTCCGGTCTAAGCCGAAAGGAAGTTATGTTTAAAGAAAAAGGGGCCTCCCGTCAAGGAGGCCCCAGAGAAATCCCTAAATAACACTATCACGTAGAGTATCTAGAGTAAACTCATGCATCTTATAGGTAGTGAACAGTCAATCTGTCATCTGCATCGAGAGCAAGTGCAGCGTCTGCAAGAGTGATGGTGGTACCGGAGATTGTGTAATCATCGGATGCACCCTCATCAAGAAGCTGACCGTTCAAGAAGACCTGTACGGAGTTTGCAACAGTAGGGGCTACAGTGAGCGTACATGCAAGACCGGTGAAGTCTCCTTGCGCGAAAGATTGCTTTCTAGCCTGAACAGCAAGAACACCTGAAGCAGCAACAAGGCCATCTCCAGCAGAAGCAGTCATAAGATCTGCAATGCTTTCTGTCTTGGTGATGTTAGAATCACTAGCATCAACGAAACGGAAGCTGTCGTTAGCGACATCGATGTCAGCGCCGGCAGCAGCAGCCATAGAGATAACACCGTTAGTAGCGGTAAGACCGGTACCAGTGATAGCAGATACGAAGTCAGCAACGCTTTCCTTCTTTGTATCGTTATCGGTGTTGTCGATGAATGCAATGTAGTCAACGTTAACTGCGACGGCTTCTTCAGGCAACTCATGAAGGTGAACAGCCATGACACCAGAAGCGTCAGAGAGACCAACACCTGCAAGGCCGGTAGCAACATTGTCATGAAGCATGCTGTCTTCAACTGCGTTGTTAGCAATTGTAAGAGCACCGCCAGCGGCGATAGTAGCATCACCAGAAACGTCAGCAAATACTGAGTCTCTTACGTGCTGGAAGTCAATCTTCTTCATTGTTCCACCGTCACTGACAGCGAACTCATCTCCGTCAGCAAGAGTAGCAGTAGCTAACTCGGCAGCCATTCCACCAATATCAAGATCGAACTTACCAAGGTTACCTACGAGACCGTCGCCAGCAGCGGCAGCAGCGTAGTCTTGCAAGCTTTCTTTCTTTGATGAACTGTCTGTGGCATCTACGAAGGTCATGAAGTCTGTACCGACATCAATTACAGCGTTGCCCAATTCGTTAAGATCAACAGCCATGACACCAGAAGCAGCCGAGAGACCGTCACCGGCAAGGCCAGTGGCAACATCGTCGTGAAGCATGGAGTCTTGGACAGCACCAGCAGCGATGGTGAGAGCACCACCAGCAGCGATAGTAGCATCACCACTTACATCTGCGAATACTGAGTCCTGAAGATCTGTGAAAGCAATCTTCTTCTCTGTTCCGTTATCTGAGTACATGAAGTGATCCTCAGTTTGGTGCAGAGTAGTGCCAGCATCCAACTCGTCGATATCGACTGAGAGAACACCAGCAGAGACACCGAGACCAGCACCAGCGGCAGCAGTCATAAGGTCAGCAACGCTTTCCTTCTTTGTGCTTCCATCGGTAGCATCGATGAATGCGAAGCTATCAGCGCTAACGTCAATAGCAGCAGCAGACAACTCGTCCATGTCCCAGTGAAGAACACCAGCAGAACCAGAGAGACCGTTACCAGCCATGAAGTCAACAAGATCCGCGATGCTTTCTGTCTTAGTGATGTTAGAATCAGAAGCGTCTACGAAGCGGAAACTGTCAGCAGCCACGTCGATAGCAGTTTCAGCAGCAGCAGCGATTGAAAGCTGGCCTGAAGCGGCTGAGAGGCCGGGGCCTGCCATACCTGCAACGAGGTCAACGATGCTTTCTTTCTTTGTGCTGTTGTCACTGGCATCAACAAAAGCGAGGCTATCTGCGCTAACGTCAACATCAGCAGCAGTCAACTCGTTAAGGTCTAGGCTCATGACACCAGAAGCGTCAGCAAGACCGTCACCAGCGAGACCGGTAGCAACGTTGTCGTGAAGCATAGAATCTTCAACAGCGCCAGCAGCGATAGTAAGAGCACCACCGTCAGCAATTGTAGCGTCACCGCTAACAACACCGAAGTAGTGGTCACGAAGACTATCGACACCAACTCTCTTAATGACGCCACCATCAGAAATCATCATCTCGTCAGCGTCAACGATGTCAGCGTGAGCCAACTCGTCTTGACCAGAAATGATGTTATCGTTAAGAGCGCCGTGCTCAACAGCGCCAGCGGCAATGCCGTCAGCGATGACAGCGCCAGTAGCGATCTTGGCAGAAGTGATTGCGTCGTTAGCAATTGTGAGGGCACCGCCAGCAGCGATAGTAGCATCGCTAGAAACGTTGCCGAAGATTGCATCTTCCAAGTTGGAGAATGTGATCTTCTTTTCGGTTCCACCATCGGAGAATACGAAGTGATCGCCTTGATCAACACCCGTACCACCAAGAGCACTAAGCTCATCGATGTCGAAATCGAGGGTCAATGATCCACCAGCATCATCGTATGTTGCGATAACACCAGAACCACCGACAACAAGAGCACCGACACGATCATCGACGCGCTCGTTTGTGAAGTAAAGGTTCGAAGAACCTTCAGCAAGATCGTCTGTGTCCAGACGAGAAAGCTGACCAGCTTCACCGTTAAGTTTACCGTGCCAGAGTGAAGCACTCATGGGCGCGGAAGAAGAGAAGTACGAATTGGCGTGGTTCCAAAGAATAGATTGTTCGTAGGAGCCGCTTTTACCAATCTGAAGACCTGCGCCATTTGCTTGCGTAGAGTTTTCAGCATTTTTTGCCGCACGGATTGAAAGGTCTTCAACCTCAAGGATTGAGACATTTGCAATCAATTGGTCACCGGCAACAGTGAGGTTACCGTTGATTACCATATCATTGGAAATCAGACCGTATGATGCAGTAAGGTTTCCGATTCCAGTAACAGCATTGCTATTGAAATCTGTAGTTGCCTTTTGGACCTCAAGACGTGTTGCTGAAGATCCACTAAATGCATCAATCTGTTTTGCATTAATTTTAGTTACAGCCATTTATTTTTTACCTCCAAGTAAAAATTCAAATATAAATTTGCTAAAAAAATAAGGAGATCTCCTTAGAAAGCTCCTTAGTTCTAAAGCAGTAGTATTTGATTACAAGCTTAACCCTCCTATAACTTCTTAAAAGATGGTAGACCCCCTTCTTCTTCAGGAAAGTTTAACTCATAATCGACATCGGGGTCTACATTATAGGTAGTTCTGAGACCTTTTAATAGCTCATTTATTTCATCATTATTTGATTTTATTTTGTCCATATACGCCTTCTCGGTTAAGAGGTATTGTAACCTCAGTGGACCAAAGCCGGCTCGGATTTTTTCATTCTCATTAAGGCGCATTTGAATGGGCTCTACCTCTTCCATCTGCAACTCTATGACAGGATCTCTGACGTACTCTACGACTTCTTCTGTGTCTTCTACGACCTCAAATGTGCTTTCTTCTTCTACAACTTCTTCTTTAGAGAAAAATTTCTTTATACTTTTGAACATGCTGTACTCCTATTAATAATTGTTCTTAATATAGTTTACTAGTATTACATCATCTGATTCTGGAGCTTCGGCCATGGTTATTTCCATGCCTGAAACTGTATAGTCATTCGATGCACCGATAGTTTGTGTGACACCATTAAGTGTTAGCGTAATTGTTCCGCTGCGTGGGGCCTCGGACAAGGTAAATGTTTTGTTTGATCCATCCATTGTTCCACTTGGCGATTCGCCAACAACATAATCTGTAATCTGAATAGAGTTACCTGAAACCGTTGAAGAGCCGCCGCCTCCACCGCCGCCGCCGAGGACGTGTTGTACGATTGTAGCTACGATAGAGGGCGAAGAGGTTTGAACAAACGCCTCTGGGAATTCTACGCCGTTGATGATAGTTCTTTCGTTGGCGATAGCTAGCAGTGCGGATTGTCTCTTAACGATTCTTGGCTTCTCTTGGTTGGGCCCATCGCCAATGAGGTATCCCTCTACCTTAATCTCGATTGTGCTTTTAAATGTTCTATCTTCTTCTTCTAGTGTTGAGATGTTATTTTCTAACGAATAACTGTTTTCAATAAAAGCCTCGTACCTGTGGCCATCAGCCTCAATCATAAACACCCTTGCGTTACCTGTTCTTGAAATGAATGGCGTAATCAAGTCATTCATTTGCTGCTGGTACTCTGTTTGGATCGTAATCTTGTAGCCAACATTAACGTATGCAGGCATGGGTATCGAAATAGTTTCGTAAACCGTTCTATCGCCTTTATTACCCGGACCAACATCAAACATGTTAGCAACACCGGGTCGGGTCAGATCACGGCTATTGGTTAGGCCATGGCCAATGTTCTGTGTTGCAAGTGTTCCCGCTCTTCTTTTTGATCTTGCATTCGCATTCTTGGCTGTCTCGGTTTGTTCAATTCGCCTAGCTACCACCAAAGAGCCGCCTTGGTGATCATTGACAGGTAAAATATTCGCTGGGGCTATCCCTCTTCTGCTCGGATCCTTTTCCATGGAAACACGCTCAATTGTCATCAGGGGAAGTTTAAGCATACCTTCCGAATCTCTAATTTCTTTGTTGTTCTTTACTTGATACGCTCTCTCGGCACCAACCCACAGGACTGGCACCTTCCTGAACCCCTTGTTGGAGTCAACATAAAGATTCCAGCCTTCATCAATTTGTCTATGAATTGCAGTATCGATTGTTTCAATCGAAGAGGGCATAAACGTAATTTCTTTTAAGAATTTACTGCTCTTGTCATTTTCGCTAGCTGGCATCGAATGTTCCCTCTCTCGCTCTTATGCACTTAGCTGCAATTTCCATCTTGTGGTCTGCCTGTCCAAACAGTTGCGTTGGCTGCATAAGTTTAACAATCTGGTAGTAGTGGCTACCGTAAAACACCATGTCGCCTTCGCGGACATACAGGTCTTGATCTTCTGTCAATCTTCTCTTGTGGAAATGAATTGTCATCGAGGTGGACTTATCAACACCAATGTTCTCAGAATATGAAGAGTCTAAGCCTTCCCATTCGATGAGTGCGTAAACTCTAACTGGTGGTAGAAAGGTCTTCTCTATTGCCTCTCCATATAGTGGATGATAGTTGGTATGCTCAATGTCTAAAGCATAATAAACGATCTCTTGACCGATTACTCTCTCGATCAATTCATCGTTGACTTGTTTAACTAAGTCTCTTTCCTTCTTGCCTGTAAAGAGTGGTGGCGGTGGCGAAGAAGGCTTATTCCATTTGTTTTTTGGATCAGACACTTCTTAACTCCTTATCCTACGAAAATCTTTAAAGGTACTTTCTTTTGAATACTGCTTACGGCCTCGACTGTCTCTGCATCGCCAGCCATGAGTTTACCGTATGTCAGTTCATCTAACAATTCTTTGAGTTCTGTTCTGAGTGCTTCTTGTTCCTCTTTTGCCTGAGACAACAAATCGCTACCGTTAAGCTGAACCTCTGCTCCGGGGATTGGAATTGAGCCGAACTTGCTTCTAACTTGTCCCAAAGTCTCTTTGCACAGTGACAAACAGAAACGACGAATCCATTGTTTACCAATCGAGTTGATAGAACTATAAGGAACATTCTCAAATGGTAACGTGTTCATGTTGTTGACGCCATCAATACCATCATCTGCACGGTCATTCTTTTCCCACGGATCTGTAGAAACCGAGAATGAAACCCAGAAATAAGCAGGACTAGAAGATACCGGCTTAGGATACAACCTAAGCATGTTGTCGGTGATCTCATACGAATAGTGAGAGTTTCTAGTGTAAATCGAATCTTCAAAGGCCATGGACTGGGCTTTATTTTGCCACGCTGGAATTACTTCGAACGTAGAATCGTCTGCGTATTGCCCATAGTTTGATAGGTTACCTACCGTGTTTAGACCTCCGTAGTATCCGTAAAACCTCCACATTGCATGTGGTGTCTTGTAGTATACTCTCTTAATAAGAATTCGCTTGTCGCCTACTAGACCTTGGAATGGCACTGTATTGCCGGCGACATCAACTCCACTGGTTGATGCACTAGCAATTATAGTTTGCAAATCATAATCTTGTACGCCACTTTCTGTCTTGATCGATGCTGAGTATTCTGCGATGTTTCCACCAACTCCAGCATCGACTCCCATTCCTTCCGCAACACGACGAGCATATGCGAATTCGAATCGTGGATACTTGAGTGCCATTGTTGTGCCACTCAAGCTTGAAGAAAGCGCTGAAGCTTTTAACTCACCATTGTGGTCGAATGAACCAGTCGATGTACCCAAAAAGTCAGAAAGAACATTCTTGGCCTGATGGCTATTAATAATATAACTGTACTCTAATACTGCTTCTTCGTAGTTTGCGTATACGTTGTCAGCTTTTATCTCCAGATCAAGCACATCACCGCCAAGTTTGCGGTACACATATGCTACCTGATCTGACGCACCAGACAAGAAATCTGTGCTAGCAGTGTATATTCCATAGGGCAGGGCAGCCGAAACATCGGAAACCGTACCAGTTGCCGGTAAGACTACCGCGCTGGTTTGACTTTCTGGTCTTAAATTTGGTATCGACATGCATACTACCTCCTAGAATTAAATAGTG